AATCCTAAAAACGAAAAAATTTCAATTCGACAATATACTCAAACAGACCCAATAGATTGTGGAAAATTTGCCAAAAAAATATGCGAAGGGGGTGGTCATGCAAATGCCGCAGCAGGTAAATTAACACCATTATTTATGGAAATTACTAAAAATTTAAAACCGATATGATAATAACATCCACACAACAAATAGAAGAAATAGTGAATCCATCTAATGCATTGGATTTATCTGAATTTGAAAATATAACTTTAAAATTTGGATCTTTTGTTTGCATTTCGAAAAAGAAAAAATTTAATTTTTTGAATTTTTTAAAATTTGTGATAGAAGATAAGAAGACACAAAGTTTATATTTTAAAATATTAGGAGAAGATAACTTGCAAATAGTTCTAAAAGCATATATAAGTTGTACTCCAAATATTTATAAAAAAATTTTTAGATCAAAATTCAACAAAAAGAAAAAAATTGAATAATCTTACACAAAACGAAAAAAATATCTATAATAGTTTCTTAAAACATTTTAGAAACGGATTGCCATATCAAAATAGAAAAGACTTTTCAGATCTTACTCCCACAAATGTAATGTGTTTGAAAAAACTTAGTTATTTTTTCAATAAGTTTCCACATATAAATCAGGATGATTTTTTTGGAGCACCTAGATTTTTACACCCAGACGAAAAATGCCCACCTTTGAATTTTTTCATAACCAGACCTGCAATAAAAACGTATTCATTGGCTTTAAAAAAGAAAGAAGAAGATTCTCCAGATAAGCAAATAGATAAAATAAAAGAAAGTTTTAGGTATATTGGAATGTTTTGTTTAAAAAATAAAATACAATTGGAAAATTATTTAAACCATAAAACCAAAAATATGCCTACTTGGATGCAACATTATAGAGAACATCATATAAGTCCTTATATTTTATTTGAGTTTGAAAATTTTGAAAAATTCAGAAATGTAAACGAGGAAGAAAAAATTATGTGGACTGGAAATCTATTTGACAATATAGATTCATATAAAGTAAGATATCATAACAGTCAGAAAGCTAAACAATTTACTAAAGAGGCTTATAAAAAAATAAAAGATTTTTTAAAAAAAGAGTTGAAAACTCAAATACATTAATGTAATATATTAGAAGAATTATGAAATACAACAACAACCTGTTTGAATCAATCAAAGAAGCACTAAACAAGAAAACCACTAGTGATAATGCAAATTATCGTGATTTTCTAAAATTGGAAACTGATAACACATATGTAGTCAGACTTATTCCTAATTTGGAATCGCCAGAAAGAACTATTTTTCATTATTTTCACCATATTTGGAAAAGTGTTATGACTAACCAATTGGTTTCTGTTCTCTGTCCAAATACATATGGAGAATCTTGTCCTATTGATGAATATCGTTCAAAAATTTATGCTTCAAAAAATGAAGCAGAAATCGAAAAAATAAAACCCATTCGCAGAAATGAAAATTGGCTTTGCAATGTTTATGTTGTCAAAGATCCAACAAATCCAGAAAATCAAGGACAAGTAAAAGTCCTTAGATTTGGAAAGCAACTTTTTAAAATCATTTCCGAAGCTATGAATGGAGATGATGCAGAAGAATTTGGCTCTAAAATTTTCGATCTTTCTGAAAAGGGATGTAGCCTTAAAATTAAGGTAGAGTCTAATGATGGAAAATACCCAACTTATGTAGCTTCCAAATTTATGTCTCCTTCTGCTCTTGAAGGTGTTGAAGATGTAGAAGAAATTTATGGTTCTGTAAAAGAATTGGATTCTATTTTTGAACACAAATCAAAAGAAGAAATTTCCAAGATGTTGAAAGTTCATTTCCTCGGACAAGATGTAGAAGAAGAATCTACAACAAATAAAGAAGTAGAAGAAGAATTTGAATCTATCAAAGTCGAAAATGTAGAAGATTCTTCTAATAAAGAATCTGAAAATGATGATGCAATAAATGATAGTAAAATTGAAGATATTTTAAAAGACCTCTAAAATGCATTCAAAAGAAGAAGCACTAGAAGCAGCAATGCTTGCAAGAATGGTAGGAACCCATCTTACAGGTATAGATAAGATGACCACAGAAAGGTCTAGTAATCCTGCAAATAAAATTTCTATGGAAAGATTTGTTGCCCCTTTAGTTGGGGGTCAAGCAAATACTAGAAAATTTGAAGAAAATGCTCCTCTCGAAGTCGTTAAAGCATATGAAGGTTTAAATGAATTGGCATTAAGAAGTGTTCCCGATGTATATAACAATACGACAACAGAACAGCCAAATGTAAATTTGGAAAACACTGTTCAAGGTCCACAAGTACATCAAATACCAAAACAAAACTCGGAAATAAAACAAAACACAAAACAAAATTTAGAGTATTCACTTACAAGAAGTGATATAGATAGTATTAGAAATTCTCTAAAAAACATAGACAAAACACTGTCTAATATGTTAGTATTTTTAACCAATAAACAAGTTAAAAATAAATGAACAATACTATACCAATTCCCAAAAATTATTTGGAAAGAATTTTAAAACCTATTAATAGGCTTACTGAAAGCTGTGTGTTAAAAACAACAGAAGACGGTTTATATAGTGTATGTTCTTCTACGGAAAATACAGTATATCTATATGCCAAAGTTAATTTTCCATTCAAACCGGAAAAAAATCAAAGACTAAACTTGATAAGCATTAAAAGATTTTTAGTTGGGCTTGATTGTTTAGGCGAAGAAAATGAATTTTCTATAGAACTTAATGAAAACAATTTAAAATGTTCCAATAATCTTTCAAATGGCGATAAAACACACTTTAAATATCATTTGGTAGACGATAGTGTTATTAGAGAATGTCCATTTAATGTTTCTAGAATATCAAGTTTGAATTTTGATACCGAATTTACTATAAAAACAGAAAAATTAAAACAAATAATGTCCGGTTATACATTTGCTTCCGATTCTTCTAAAATATATTTTTATACTAAAGATGGATTTGTTTATTGTGAAATGAACGATAAAACCATACAAAACATAGATAGTATAACAATGAAAGTTTCTGAAGAATTTTCTGGAAAACCTTTAGATGGAGAAATTATAATAAGCACAGAAGTTTTTAAAAATTTAGCTTCTTCCAGAAGCGATGTTAGAGTAAGAATAAATAATGAATTTAAAATCTTCATCTTTCAAAATAAAGATGACAATGATGTAGAATTAAAATATATTGTACCAGCACTTGTAAAATAAAATAAAAATATAAATAATATTATGTCCAAAAATAAAGTAACAACATGCAGCTACTTCATAAAACGTCTTCGTGACAGTGGATATGTAGTAGATAAACTATTCAGTGATTATTCAATAGCAGATCCTCGTAGTTGGACTGTTATAGTAGATCCCAATGTATCTTCTATATTGATTACATGTTATAACAACCACAATGAACTTGGAGAAGAATATTTTGAAATGTATGATGGAGGACAATATATTCCAGAAAATTTCAAAATAAAAACAAGCTCCATTGAGGTTATTGTTGAATATTTGGTCAAATTTAATATTAATAACAAAGCCTCTACCTATGCAGGAGCCTGAAAAAAGAAATAAAAGAAAAAAATATAACACAAATATTCCATCTCTATCTTCCTCATCTCATTTACAAAAAGTAAATGAGGAAAAAAGTTTAGAAGAAATAAGAGATGTTGTATTTTCTTCTATAAATAATGTTGAACTCCAAAAATCTTTAGATACTTGGTTAAAGAGAAATCTTAATAATGATAAAATTATACTAAGAGATTTAAACATTTTAAAAACTTTAATTTCCGAATATTTGGATGCTTTTATAACCTTTGGATATAATCTCCAAGGGGAAAGAGTAATAATACAACAATTTAAAAATCCAAAAGACCGAGATGCTATTATGGAATTTTTTAAAACCGTTTTCATAAAACAGCAACACGATAATTTTTTAGATTTGGAAGGTGAAGAAGATGTCTGATTTTATTGATACAAGTAAATTTCCAAAATTTGGAGCACAATCTGGATTTATAGATTGGTTAAATGAAATTTCAAAATCAGCTAATATAGAAGATTTTGATCCTGTATTAAAACCAAAAAAAACTCCAGATGGTTATGTAAATGATGACGGAACTTCTTATACTGAATTTGATTACACACAAACTATACCCGATTTTTCTATTTTGAGTGCAGTAGGAGATCCCAGATTTTCTCTAGGTCATATGGTGTCTTCCGCTCTTGATGAATTTTTACCTAGAATAAACTTATATACAGAAGTTGCACAAGCAGGTGGTTGTCAAATTATAGATGAGTATATATGTAATGAAGATGGTGTACCTATTAAAAAAGCAGTTTCCAACTGTCCAGAAAATGTAAGATTAATAGAACCAGTACAACCACAAGAAGTAATCAATTTTGTTACTAATAAATATAACGAAAAAATAAATGAAGATATTTTAGCATTTACTGATAACCTTAAAAAAGAATATATAGATAATGGTTATGTAGTTAGACTTATAACTATAAAAGGAATGGATTACAATTTTTTTGCTGAAGCTAAAAAAGGAAAAGAAACAAAATATTTAAAATATTATAGTACAGATAAAGAAGAAATTTCTAGAGTTTTAAATATTCCTATAACGGTAATAGATCCATTTCAAACCATTGGCGGTACTCTTGGAGTAGCAGGAAGTCTTTCTGCAATAAATCCAGTTTTAAATTTAGATATGATAGCTGCCTTATCGGTTCCTATTGAAGTTTATAATAGAAACATTTGATTAAGGACATAAAGCAGATGCAGGTGATGATGTTGTTCCTGTTTCTGGATTGAAAAGTCCAGTTGGTGGAATATATCTTCCAGATATTCCAATAGTTCCGCTAAATTTAGGAGGGGGTATTAAGGTTCCATCTGGAGTTCTAGTAATGGGTACAGAAATATAATTTGTTCCATTAAATGGATCTAATGCAGGTACTCCATAAAATTCATTTCTATTCTTTGTATACAAACCGCCACCACCACAACCACCTCTTTTTGATTTAGGACCGGGTGCGGGAGCATCTCCATTAACAGGTGCAGGTGTTGGAATAGGGCTTCCCGCCATCCTTTCTTGTCCCCAAGCCTTTCTGTTGTTCCAATAACTTGCTTTAGGACTTGTAACACTGTGACTATGATCATGACCTGCAAGGGTGTGATTGTGTGTAAAATTCCAAACACCCCCCAATGCAGGAGGAACACAAACAACAGGAGCAGGACCCCAAGCAGTGAATGCTACTCCCAAAGCAAATCCTGTTGGTATGGGTTCTATAATAGCAGAAGTTTTTATAACATCATAAACTTCCATGACCAAACTAACAAGTCCTGTTATAGAACCAGCATATCCATTCATTAAATATCTAAAAGCCACATCCTTTGCCAAGTTTCCAGCGGCAACTGCTTGTGCAGCACCCAACCAATTAGCCCCTTCTGTTTTAAATTTAGAAGATGCAGATGCACTAGATTCTGTTCTCATACTGGGAACTATCAAGTAAGGCGTAGAAATAGCACCATCTGTGGTTAAATGACCTTTAAAAGCTGCATCACCTCTTACATTAAAAGAACCATGAACCATTGTATGAGTAGATTGAATTGCTAATCCAGTATCTCCGCTTGTGTCGTTTGCATCTAGAATAATATTTTTCCCTTTAATAGTTGTTACATTATCTGATCCTAAAACAGCTTCCCCCTCTGTTGCATTTAAAATAATATCTCCTGCTACAGTATGAAATCTACCTGATGTTTGTATGTTGACTCCTGGACTTCCTGCATTAATCGTAAAATTATTTGCAACTTCATACATCACACTTCCGTGCGTTCTTTGTGGTGGACAGTATATAACTTTAGGAGCACTTCCTTTACTTCTCATTGCTAAATCTGCACCTTTTCCGTTTTCGCCGGGTGTAAAGTAAAAACCAAAAATATGATTTCCTTTTTTCTTATATGCAGGAACAGAATTTTTCTTTAAACCTGTTTTATATAACAAATCAGATTTTTTAACAACAACTTCTGCCCCCCCTGTTCCTAATGCTTTAGA